GAAAGAGAACAATTAGAAAAAGCAATAGTTGAAAAAGCTATGCAAACTTTTATTCTTAATCCTAATTTTAATAAGAAAGGGTTAAAATGGTGTTTTAATTATATCTGGTTTCATACTATCTATTGTGCAAGAAATAAACAGATAATTGATTTTATCCAAACAAACAGGCCTTATCCAGAACAAATTGAAGTAGAAGTATCAACAACCTGCCCTCTTAAATGTATTATGTGCGAGCATACTCACTGGAAAGAAAAAAGTCAGTTAATGAGTTTTGAGAATTTTAAAAAAATAATTAAGCAATTTCCAAATTTAAGAGAAATAGGATTAACAGGAATAGGAGAGAGTTATTCAAATATAGATTATAAAAAAATGCTGTCTTATTTAAAGGAAAATAGAGAAGGAATTTTTATAGAAATCTTTGATACATTTAATTGGCTAAAGCCAGAAGATATAAAACACTGGTTAGATATTGGATTAGACAAGGTTTATGTTTCTATGGATGCGGCAACAAAAGAAACTTATGAAAAAATTAGAGTAAATGCAACTTATGAAAAAGTGATTAAAAATATCAAGCTTTTAGACAAGATGAAAAAAGAAAGAAATTCTTATTTTCCTGAACTTTGGTTTCATTATATTATAGGAAAACATAACAAGCATGAAATAATAAAATATTTAGAAATGATACATTCTCTTAAAGTAGATGTTATAAATGTTCAAATTACAAAATTACTTCATAACTACCCAGAAATAGAGGATTGGTTCATAGACATAACAGATGAAGAAAAAAGAGAAATAATGGAAAAAGGAAGAACTCTTGGAATTCCTGTTTCTTTCAATATAAACACAGGAAATAAATCTCCTATGAATACCTGCACAGTTTGGAACCAACCCTTTATTTTTGTAGATGGCACAGTTGTTCCTTGTTGCTCTCTTAATGAGCAGAATGACAGAAAATGGCAAAGAGATACAAGTTTAGGCAATATTCTTAAAGAAGATTTTAAAACTATTTGGAAAGGAGAAAAATATAAAACTATGATAGATGTTATTCAATCAAATAAAATGTGTAAATCTTGTGAGAGGTGCATTTTATACAAATGAAAACTCCAGAAGAAATTTATGAAGAATTAGGAATTAAAGGAAGATTGAAAACTTTAAGAATGAGAGAAATATGGAGATTAAATTATGAAGATTATAATTTTTTTGAATTAAATGATGCAATAACTTTTTTATTAAAGAATACTAAATGTGATAACAAAACTTTTTTTAATTTGCCTTTTCATAAAGTATTTATTGAATGCTGTTTCCCATATAAGAGTGGATATATATTTGGGATTTCTATTTTACATGGATATGATAAAGAAGAACTCGAACAACAAAAAAAGAGTTTACAAGCTATAAAAAATAATTGGACTACGGATATAAATGAACCTTATTTATCTGCATTAAGAATTGAAGCATTATATTATGATGAGAATGCGGTTATTTCCAAAAATATTATAGAACGCTACCATTTTGATAAACCTATAAATATTGTTGAAGATAATACTGAAGAAGAAAAAGAATATCTTTCAAAAGATTTAGAAAGAATTGAAAAATATTTTCCTATCACAAAAAACATTTTTAGAATTTCTATTAATAATAATCATGGAATTGGAAAGAATAAATTAGAAATCTTTGATGATAAAAAGAATGATAAAATAAACAAAAAATATTCAGAAATTTGGAATTTCGTAGAAGCATTTCAGAATTTTATTAATTCTGATGATATAAGATATTTCCCGATTAATCTTTCAGATATAGAAAAGAAAAATAAAAGAAGAGAAAAGAAGGGAAAAACCCCCTACCCTAAAAATTTAATGGAAATAAAGATTAATGGTTATCTAAAAGATTATCTGAATGAAATAGAATCTGGAAAAATTTATAGACTTTCTTGTAAATTTATTGTAAGAGGGCATTATATTCATTTCTGGAACAAACAAAAATATAAAAATATCTATAAAAAATTTGATGAAGGGAAACTGGAAAATAAAGGAAATGCAGTCTATCAATTAACTAATGAGAGAATTTTAAAAAGATGGGTAATGCCTTATGTTAAAGGGCAAGGATTATTAATTAAAAAGAGGTATTCTTTAGAATGAAAGTCTTGATTTGCCATCCTTCGTTTTGGATTTATGGCGGAGCAGAAAGAGTAATTGTAAAATTCTGCAATTATTGTTCAGACCATCATATTCAGACAACTATTCTAACTACACAGATGAAAGAAGATGTGAGAAAAGATTTAATTGATACAAGATTATTATTTTGTGTAGATTTCGCAGAAATGGTAAATGTATTAAAGCAAATTCATATAGATTTTGATGTAATATTTTACAATAATCATCCATGTGAATTAATGAGTTATGGAATAAAAAACAAAAATATCTGGCTTTGTAATGAACCACAATCTTTCTTGGATTTAGGATATGTTCCAGACAAGGAAAAAGAAATAGTCAATAATTTTATAGATAAAGTAATTGTTGCAGATGAATTTAACCAAAAGAGATTTAAAGAATTATATGGAATGGATAGTGAGATAATAAACTATGGAGTTGATTATGATTTCTTTTCTGAAAAGATTGAGCCAACTGATAAGTATGATTTGAAAGATAGTTTTGTTATTACACAAGTAGGATTTATTCATCCAACAAAGAATACAAAATTCACTTATGAAATATTTAAAGAAGTCTTAAAGAAAATTCCTAATGCTAAATTATTATTAGTAGGAAAAGAAATTAATCCTTATGCAGAAGAATTAAGAAATCAGATTATGCAAGATGGAAATATAGGAAATGTTATTTTTACAGGAGTAATTAATAGAGAAGAAGTAAGAAATATCTATAATTTAACTGATATAGTTTTAATGCCTGTTAAATCTCAGGGAAGTTGGTTAAGTCCATTTGAAGCTATATCTGCTGGATGCATAATAATAGTAAGCAAAGAAATGACTGCAAGTTCTATTTTAGAAGAAAATGGTTTAGCTTTTGTTTGTGACAAAATAGAAGATTATATTGATCATATTGTTACTTATTTTGAACATCCAATATCAGCAAAAGATATGTTTTATTTAGATTATCACAGAACAGGAAGAAAAAAACAATGGGTAAAGAAAAATCTTACTTGGGATAAATTTTCAGAAAAAGTTTTGGAGGTTATGAAATGAGCAAACTTGCATTAATAAATCCTTCAAATAAGTTTTCTTATAGTGGAGCTCCACCTATTTCTCTTGCATTACTGGCTTCTTATATTAAGCAATTTAATCATCAAGTTAAAATAGTGGATATGGCGAGTGGAGATAATCTTTCCCAAATAGATGAATTCAAGCCAGATTTAGTAGGAATTACAGGAACAACTTTAACAATTAACACAGCATATTTATGTGCAGATTTAGCCAGAAAAAAAGGATATAAAGTAGTAATTGGTGGAATTCATGCATCTATACTGCCAGAAGAAGCAATTAAGCATGCAGATGCAGTTGTAATAGGAGAAGGAGAAATAATCTTAAAAAAGATAATTGATGAAAATTTAACAGGAATAATCAAAGGAATTCCAATAGAGAATTTAGATGAATTGCCTTTACCTGCCTATGATTTATTGAATATGGAATTCTATGTTAGTGTAAAGCCAAAAATATTAAGATGTATTCCAGAAAATTCAAGAACAGGAAATATTCTAACAAGTAGAGGATGCCCTTATTCTTGCACATTTTGCCATAATTCTTTTAAAGGATTAAAATTTAGATATAATTCTGCTGAAAAAGTTATTGAAGAAATTGAATATCTGATTAAACATCATCAAATTGATAGTCTATTTTTTATTGAAGATAATTTTTTTGTAATGAAAGATAGGGTAAAGAAAATCTGTGAATTAATAATAGAAAGAAAAATAAGAATAAGATGGGGTGGAAATTCAAGAGTTGATAATCTTGACAAAAATCTTTTAATTTTGGCTAAAGAGGCGGGATGTGTACAGATAACTTTTGGTTGGGAAAGTGGAAGCCAAAGAATGCTTGATATTTATAACAAAAGAACAACAATTCTTCAAAATGAAGAAAGTATAAAACTTTGTAATGAAATAGGAATATTTCCAAATGGAACATTTATGATAGGTGGTCCAGATGAAACTATTGAAGATATAAGATTAACCAAAGAATTTATCAAAAATAACAGAATAACGGGCGGAATTGGGGTTTGTATAACTACGCCTTTTCCCGGAACAAAAATGTGGAATGATTTAAAAGAACAGGGAAGAATACCTGAAAAAATCAATTATGAGGATTTTAATTTTTTATTTAGTCCTTTCAAAATATGTGATATAGATAATCAAACTTTAGTAGATATTTCAAATAAATTAAAAGATTTAGAAGCTTATAAACAATATCAATATCAAATAGAAGAACAATTAAAGAGGTGTGATTTCTAATGAAAGTTTTAATTTCGGGTGTGGCGGGTTTTCTTGGAACTCATGTTGCTGAATATTTTAAAAAACAAGGTTGGAAAATAGAAGGAATTGATAATCTTAATGACAGAGAATTAAAAAGAACAGATTTTGATATTCTGGCTTCAAGAAAGCATAATTTAGATTTCTTGGATAAATTATCAGTTAAATTTCATAAATGGGATTGCAGAGATGTATGCGCAGAAGATTTTTCAGGAATAGATTTAATAATTCACTGCGCCGCACAACCCGCTATGACTATTGCAATAGAAGATCCAAAATATGATGCAGATAATAATATACTGTCTTGTATAAATATGCTTGAAATTGCAAAGAAATTAAATTGTCCTTTTATTAATTGTTCTTCTATTCATGTTTATGGGAATGATATAAATGAACTATTAGGAGAAACCGAAACAAGATTTGTAAATGTGCCTGAAGAAATTAATGAAAATCAACCTGTTCTAAAAGGAGAATTAACTCCTTTACATATTTCTAAATATGCAACAGAGTTATACACCCAAAGTTATGCTGAAATGTATGGAATGAAAACTGCAAGTTTTAGATTAACAGGAATGTATGGAGAAAGGCAATTTGGTGGAATGGATCATGGATGGGTAGCTAACTTTGCGATAAGAACAATTATGGAAAAGCCAATAACAATTTTCGGAACTGATAAGCAAGTAAGAGATATTCTTTATGCAGAAGATGCCGCAAGAGCATTTGAATGCTGGTTTAAAGCAGGATGTCCAACAGGGATTTATAATATTGGTGGAGGAATTGAAAATTCTATCTCTCTTGGAGAATGCTTATGGAAATTAAAACTTATTAATAATAATAAACAACCATTAATAACTATTAATCCAAAAAGAAGAGGTGATCTTTGGTATTTTGTATGTGATTATCAGAAAGCCAAAAAAGATTTTAATTGGAAACCAGAAATATCAATTGATAAAGGTTTAATTAAACTTTGTGATTGGATAACATCTAATCAGGAATTATTCAAATGATGGTAGGTGTTCTGCCCTGCGCAGGTATGGGAACAAGACTTGGAATGGGAACGAAAGGATTAGTCAAGATTAAAAATAAATATCTTATTGAATATCCTTTATTGAATATGTTTGAATTAGGAATAAGAAAAGTGATAATTATCCAAAATGAAAAAGATATTGAAAATGTTCTTGGAAATAATTGGAATGGAATGCCATTAGAATATGTAACTCAAAAAGAAAAAAAAGGGAGTGCTCATGCTATCTCTCTTGCCGAAGATTTAGTTAGTGGTGATGATATGCTTATAATTTTAGGAGACATAATATTTAAAGGAGATTTATACCCTATGAAATCTGCTTTTAAGGGAATGAAAACTGATTTGCTTGTAGGCATGCAAAAAGTTGAAAATAAAGAAGAAATAAAGAAAAATTTTGGATTAGATTATACTAAACAATTTATAGAAAAGCCAAAAGATGTTTCTAATTTAAAATCTTTAATAGGGTTAGGTATATATATGGCAACTAAGGAGTTATTTAAGGCAATTAAGAAAAATCCAGTTGGAGAATTAACTGATGCCCTTAATTATGTAGAAGAAAGAGATTGGTATATTTTAAAAGGATATTATATGAATGTAAATACAAAAGAAGATTTTAAAAAAATAAAATGAAAGTATTATGGAAAGGAAACGTGTTTAATCCGACAGGAATTGCAACAGCATCCAGAGAGATAGTTAAAGCCCTCGTAAAAAAAGAAATTAAAATTCAGTGTGCAGATATTTGGAATAGCGGATATGATTTTAATGAAGGATTACACTTTCTAAATAATGCTATTGATGTTAAAGATGTAGATTGCACTATCTTTGCTGATTATCCTCAATTTTGGAGAGATGGATATGGAAAAATAATAGGGTATTTTTTGCACGAAGGAACAAAACTTCATCAAGGATGGGCAGAAATTCTTAATACAGCAGATTTAGTTCTTGTTCCAAGCCAAGCTACTAAAAACTTATTTAGATTTAATGGAGTTTTGCAAAAAATAGAGATAGTTCCTTTTGGGGTAAATCCAGAAATGTATTATCCTAAAAAATTTGAAGATAATGAAGATTATTTATTTTTATCAGTAAATTCTTGGACAGGAAAAATAGATGACAGAAAAGGAACAGATGTTTTAATTAAAGCTTTTGATGAAGAATTTAAAGATGAAAAAGTTAAATTAATGTTAAAGATTAGCACATTCTGGCAGAAAATTGATATAGGATTTTATGCAAATGCTATTTATGAACTTCTTGGGCATACTAATCCAAATATCTTAATTAATGAGGCATATGTTCCAGAAAAAGAATTAACTGAATTTTATCAGAAATCAGATTGTTTTGTAATGCCTACACGAGGGGAAGGTTTTGGATTAACAGCAATAAATGCTATGGCATCAGGGCTTCCTTTAATAATAACTAAAGATAATAATTCCGGGCATATGGATTTTTGCAGAGGAAAAGATAGTGTCTTATGGATTGATGCAGATAAGATGGAACAGGCAGATAAAAGATTTTTTGCTGAAGGCAATTTACAACCTTTAATAGATAAAGAAAGTTTAAAAAAACAAATGAGATATGCTTTTGAGCATAAAAAAGAATTAAAAGAAAAAGCATTAATCAATTCAGAAGATATAAGAAAGAAATGGAGCTGGGAAAATTCAGCGAAAAAATTAATTGAGGTTTTAAAAAATGGAAAATAAAAAATTCTGTGTGCTCACTTACGGAGATGATCCAAAAACATCTACCGGGTATGGACAAATTTGGGATAATCTATTAACAAGATGGAAGAAACTTAAACCTGATTGGAAATTTTATCATGTTGGATGGCAAAATAGAGACAGACCTCACGAAACAAAAGAAGGTTATTGGATGCTCCCAGTTCATAGAGCAGAATATGGATTTGATACAGTTCTTCCTTATCTTTTAAAATATCAACCAGATGTTTTATTGACTATGGCAGATATTGGAATAACAGCAGGATTTATAGATTTCTCTCCTAATTTAAATATTTGTGAAGCCAAAAAAAGAGGATGGAAAGGAAGGTGGTTTTGCATTTCTTTAGTTGATACGGAAAGTTGGGAGCATATGTTATGGAGTAGAATTCTTGATTTTCCAGACATAAATATTGCTGGCGCAAAAAATGGAGAAATTCTTTATACAAAACATAATGTTAAAAATTTAAGATATATCCCCATGGGGGTAGATACAAAAGTTTATTATCCTTTAGCAAATAGAGAAGAAATAAGGTTAAAATATAAATTCAATAATAAATTTGTTGTTGGATTTATTGGAAAAAATCAAAGAAGAAAGATGTTGCCTAATCTTATAAAAGGATTTTCAAAATTTGCAAAAGTAAAAAATGATGTTGTTTTATTACTGCATACAGAAACAAATGGGGGGTGGGATCTTCCTTGCTTAATCACTAAATTTGAAGCAGAAATAGATCCAGAATTAGAAAAACCGTCCCCTAAAATAGTAACCACAAAACCGAACTTAGATGTAATTACAAGGCAAAATATCCAACCAGAAAACATGAATGAGATTTATAATTTAATGGATGTTTTTTGTTATGCTGTGGGCGGAGAAGGTTTTGGATTGCCGGGATTAGAATGCCAGAGCGCAGGAGTTCCTTTGATGATGACAAATTATTCTTCTGCTGTTGAAATAGTAAGTGAACAAGACTTATTTATTCCTGTTTTAACAGATGAATATGGAAGAAAAGTAACTGAAATAGGCCCAAATGGAGTAGAAAATGCAATTCCAAATGATATAAAAATTGCTGAAATTCTTGAAAAACTTTATCTTGAATGGAAAGAAGGAAAAAAAGAAAGATCTGAAAGAGCAAGAAAATTCTCTTTAAAATATGATTGGGATATAATTGCATCTCGATATATACAATTGTTTGAAAATGAGAGTTAAAAAATGTTTTGGCAGATATGGAGATACCGATTTAGAGTATGATATCATTAATCCAATTACAAAAGAGATTATTGGAAAAGTTTTAAAATGCACTATGTTATGCAATGATTTTTTTAAATGCAAAGAATGTTATTTTTCTTGGTGGAATGTCTATCGCCCAAGAGAGAATAAAATAAGATTTATTATATCTAAATTTATGGAAGCAAACAAATTAAAATTTGAAAATGAGAAGTTTAAACGATATTCTAAAAAAAACAAAATATAAAGAAAATCAAATAGAAATATTTATAACAGAATGTTATGCTGATTATCTTTATTTTGCTGAACATGTTTTGGGATTTGAGCTTGCCGAGTATCATAAAGAATGGTTTGAACTACTTGAAAAATGGTCAAGACTTTGCATTATTGCTTTTAGAGGATCTGGAAAAACTTCATTTGTGGCGGGGTATTTTTTATGGAAAGCAATTTTTATAGAAAATTTAAATTTCTTAATTACTTCCAATACTTTTGACCAGTCTAAAGAAGTTTTAAAGTTAATAAGAAAAATGATTGTTGATAATGAATTATTAAAGCAATATATGCCTGAAGGAACAGAAAGCACTTGGAAAGCAACAGAATTATCATTAAAAACAGGTTGTGTTTTTTATTGCAAAACATATGGAGAAAATGTCAGAGGATTAAGAATTGATTATTTAATGCCTGATGAGGCAGGGCAATATCAAGATAAATCTATTTTCTGGACAGCTATTTCACAAGTTGTTCAGTTAAACAGGGGAAGAATTTGTGTAATAGGAACTAAACAAACTAATAATGATTTGCTTTGTGAATTAGAAGAAAATGAAGAATACTTTAGTATGGAATATCCTGCTGAAAAAGATGGAAAAGTTTTATGGGAACAAAAATATACTTTACTTCCTCATGATTTGCCAACAAAAAGAAGTTTAAAACAAATAAGAAAAGAGATTGGAGAATTATCTTATAACCAAGAATATTTATTAATTCCAATTAGCTCAGCAAATTCTTTATTTCCTTATGAATTAACATCTAAAGGATTAAGTAATGAAGGATTTTTGCCTTATGGAAGAACAAATGAACAATATTTTTTAGGATATGATTTAGCAATTTCTCCAAAAGGAGATTATACCGTAATGATAGTTTTAGGAGTAAATGCAGACAGAAAAAGAATTGCTAAAGCTTTAAGATTTAGAGATAATTTTGAAGAACAAAAAAGAAGAATAAGGCAATTACTTAGTGATTTTCCTATTAAAAAAGGATATGTGGATGCTACAACACTTGGTGATCAGCAAGCCAAAGAAATACAACAAGAATTTCCTCAGATAGAGCCAAAGAAAATGACTTATGATGAGAAATATGCTATGATGATGGACTTACGAAATGAATTTGATAATTTTAGAATTGTTATCCCTAACTCTAAAGATGATATAAATTGCTATTCTTTTGCAGAAGAATTATTGAAAGAACTGAATGAATTTTCATTAAAAATAGATTTGCGTCCGGGACAAACAACCCGCCCAAAATTTCATAAAGGAAAATACGATGACTGTTGTGATTCTTTAGCTCTTGCAAATAGGGCTTCTCAGAATACATATAGTGATGTTACAATTAGAGGAATAGAATAACTAATTATCTAATTATGTTTTTTAAATTTATCTAAAAATATATTTAATGTAATGTAACCCATAGAGGAGTTGAGTGATCCTTCTTTAAATCTTATTAAAATAGTTTTATAAAATTCTTCTATTAATTTACATTTATTAATTTTTCTTTCTCTGCAAAATTTAGAAAATTCTTCTTTTATTTGTTTATTTATTTTAACGGTATCCATTACTTCATTTGGATAATCGTAAGTATACTTCCCTACTTTTAATTTTACCATAGAGTATATACAGATATATATTTTTAAATCTTTTTAAATAAAAAAATCAAAATCCTTTTAAATAAAGAAAATTATTAATAATTATGGCAAAAAATGCTCAAAAAATTGAAAAAACTTCTCATGTAAGAGGATTAGAATATGAATGGGTGCCTCATGCTGATAAATTAGGATTAGATAAAACTATTTTTACAAAAGAAACAAGCATTAGTGTTCAAACTCTTTATGATGTTGTTAAATGCTCTCCAGAAATAACTGCTTGTGTAGTTGCAATAGTAGAGGATATTATGGCAGATGGATGGAGATGGGTAGGAAGCAAATCAGCAAAAAATAAAGCAGAGGAATTCCAATTAAAATCTAATTTTTATAAACTTATGGCTAATGCTATAATGGAAACAGTTATCACTGGAGATTCTTATATTCTCAAATTATCTGTTAATGAAGATAAGATGAAATCTTTAGTTTCTAAATTAACTGAAAAAGTTGCTAAACAATTAAATGTTAAAATGGACAAACAAGCTGTTTATGAATTAATAGAGCAAGATGTAAAAATACCTAAAGATTTACAATTATTAAAATCTTCTACAATAACAATTAATTTTGATGAAACAGGAAAAGTTAATTCTTATGAACAAAATGTTCAAGGAAGAAAAAGAATATTTTATCCAAAAGATATTATACATTTATCTTTATTTAACATAGGCGGGCAACCTTATGGATTTACTCCATTAGAAACTGCTATGTCTGATATGGCTACTTTAATCTTTGCTAAAGAATTTGCAGGAAAATACTTTGAAAATGATGGAATACCTTATTTTATTTTTCATATGCCAGAAGCAACTCCAGATGATAGAAATTATAAAAATCTTGTTCAAGAATTAAAGAATTTAAAAAAAGAAGCAAATAAATATCGTTCTATGGTAATCACAGGAAATGTAGCGGCAGAACAAGTTAATAAATTTAACAAAGATATGGAATTTACAAAATTAGTTCAGCATTTTACTCAAATAATTTTAATGTTTATGGGTGTTCCCGCACATAGAGTTAATTTAACAATTGATGTTAGGCAAGTTGGTGGAGCAGTAAATAGAGCTTATGAAGGATATTATAAAAAACTTAGTTTCATGCAAAAAATATTAGAAAATTCTTTTAATATGGAATTATGGGAACCTTTCCATATAGAAATGAGATTTAATAGAGTATACAAAATTGATGAAATGAGAGAAGCACAAGTAGTTCAAATACTAACACAGGCGGGATTAATTACAGTAGAAGAAGCAAGAGAAATGATGGGATTAGAGCCAGAAAAACCCAAGGGAACAGAGCCAATAAGAACAGGAGATGATATGAAAATTAATTTTAATGAAGATAAAAGGCAAGAAGAAGGAAGGCCTAATAATCAAACAGAAGAAATTCCAATAGATAATAAATTAAAAACATTTATTTAATTTTAAATAAAAAAAACATAAGTAATTTAAATACTTTTTTCTTTAAAAGAATATGCCAAAGCAATTTAGAGAGATTAATAAAGAATGTGAGAATTGTGGAAGAACCCTTAAATTGATTTGTGGAGAAGAAATAGAAAGATTATGCGTTCATCACATAGATAGAAATAGATTTAATAATCAATTAAATAATTTGATGGTGGTTTGTTATAATTGTCATTGGGCAATTCATCATGAGAAACCACTATTGGTAGGTTAAAATTCCGCAAAAACTTGATGAAATTCACGATGCAGTTGTAAGAAATCTTAAAGGAAAAACTAATCCAAGAACTAAAAAACCTTATACAGATGATGAAATCTGGGCAATTGCACAAGCACAATATAAGAAAGATGAAGAAGTTTTCTTTGTTAAAGCACCTATTACAAGATTTTGGGAAGAAGAAGTAGATATTCAAAAATCTGCAAATGCAGTAGAAAAATCAAAACAAAGATTTATTGAAGTTACAGTAAGTGGATTAAAAGAAGATAGAGATAATGAAATGATGAGCCAAGAAGCTATTGATGATATGGTTATGCAATTTAAATCTGGAACAATAGGATTTTTTCCAGACCATGGATTTCACGAACAAACAGGAGAAAGAAATGTTTATTCTTGGAAACAAATGATGGGCTCTTGGATAGACGCAAGGCAAGAAGGAGACCATTTAGTTGCAGTAGTTCGATTAAATAAAGCACATCCTGATCAAGAATTATTTTGGCAATATATTAATGAAGGAATGCCTATTGGATTTAGTATAGGCGGAAAACCAATAGAAGAACCAAAATTCATAGAGGTAGAAGAATGAAAAGAAAAATTAAAGTTTGGGGAAAATTAAGATTATATGAAACTTCCGCAGTTGGAATTCCAGCATATCCAGATGCACATGCGTCTTTTAGTTCATTTTCACTTATAAAATCTATTTCAAATGCAAGTCTTAAAACAAGATTTACAGGTGAAACAGAAGATATAGATGATGAATTAAATTTAAATGGAGGAAAAGGAGAGACGATGGAAGAAGAAACAAAAAGCCAAAAATCCGAAAATGTTGAAATTGTGAAAACAATTGAGACAAAACAAATAGATGTTTCTGAAATTGTGAAAGCAATTAAAGAAGCTCTAAAAGACGGATTAAAAGAACTCGAAAACGAAAGAGGTTTAGTTGAAAAACAAGAACCTCAGAAGAAATTGAGTTTGGGCGAAATGGCTATTAAACAGGGTCTCTTTGTAAAGTAAAATGCCGAGCATTACAAAAGCTTTAAACGAAGCAACAAATAGTGCTGGTGGATACCTTGTTCCTGATGAGTTTTCCAATCAGTTACTTGCTTTGATTACACAGAAAACCATAACAATGGATGATCTGGATGTAAGACAAATGACAAGTGATGTGCAGTATATTCCGAAGGTAACTTCTGGAACAACTGCTTATTGGGTAACAGAAACAGGGGCAATAACAGAGAGCAATCCCGCATACGGACAGATAACTTTAACCGCTAAAAAAGTAGCTTCTCTTGTTCAAGCAAGTTCAGAAGTTCTTGAAGATAATAATGTAGGTTTGGCTAACTCTTTGGTAGACCAAATGGCAACCGATCTTGCATTAGATATTGATGGAAAAATTTTGACAGGTTCTTGTTTAACGACTGGTAATACAGGCGCAGCAAGTCCTTTCTTTGGATTGTATCATACAGCATCTTATACAAATGCCGTTGATGCCGCTGGAAATACAAACATTACTGGAGCTTGGGGAACAGGTGCAACTGCAAGTGGATGCACAGGAGCTAATATTAGCTTAAAAGCAATCGCAGTAGCAGTTACAGAAGTTTTGAAGGATAAACATATGCAACCAGATGTTTCTTATTGGAACCCGAGAACTATCGGTGGGTTAATGCAACTTACTGATAGCACTACAAGGCCAATATTGAACATGGAAACATACGCAAGTCCTTTGATAGCAGAAGGAGTAGTTGGAAGATTATATGGAACAAATGCGAAACAAAGCGCACAAGTCCCTATAAACTTAATCTACGGAACAACTGCCGCTTTATCAGCAAGTTCAGATGCTTTAGTCGGAAGAAGTAAGATGTTTGGAATACTTGGGCAAAGAAGAGGGTTTATCTGGAAAACAGATTATACTATCTCAACTGATGTCTATGTATGGCAAACTACCGCAAGGATGGCTTTCGCTATAAAATATCCAGATGCCTATTGCTTGATAAGAGGAATACAGAACTAATTTTTTTAGTTTTTTTATTTTTTTTGTATCCTTTTAGTCTTATCTCCGCAGGAAAATAAGATGACACACAAAATAGGTTATGGAAAACCACCAAGTAGAAAAGGAATTATACTTAGTGAAACAATCAAAGAAAAGATTTCTAATGGAGTTAAAAATCATCTTCCAAAAACTGCTTTTCAAAAAGGATATATTCCTTGGAATAAAGGAAAAGAATTTTTAATGATGAAAGAAAATAAATATCGTTTAGGATTTCCTGCTTGGAATAAAGGAAAATCTATGTTTCATTCTGGTTCTTTTAAAAAATTAGAAAAACATCCTAATTGGAAAGGTGGAAAATCGTTTGAAAAATGGGGAAAGAATTTTACTGAAATATTTAAAGAAGCAATAAAATTAAGAGATCATGCTTGTGTGATTTGTGGAAGTGAAAATAGATTACAAGTTCATCATATTGATTACAATAAATTAAATACTATAAAAGAAAATTGTATTACTTTATGTATAAGTTGCCATATGAAAACTAATTTTAATAGAAAACAGTGGACTTCATTTTTTCAATCATTATTAAAAGAGAGGTATAATTACAATGTCATATGCGTCATCGAGTGAAGTTTGGAAACATCTTGGAAAAGATGCTTATACAAAAATAAGAAGTGAGATAGTTGGAACAGGAAGTGATTGGAATGAAACAGATCATGATAATTTAATTAGTAATTCTATTGCACTTTATACAGGCGGGGTATTAGTTACAACTCCAAATAATTATATATCAGATTTAGATGATGGAACATTAAGTTTAAGTGGTTTAACTGCTGCAGGAACGATTACAATAGATTATGATTATGCAGACTTACCTGATAGTATAATCCAACAAATGATTAGTTCTTCTGATAGTTTAATTGATACAGAAACAGGAAGAACATTTGGTAGTTCATCTGGAACCGAATATCTTAATAAGGAAGCTTCTCAAAAAGTCTTTTTTTTAAAGCATTATCCTGTTATTGCTTTGACTTCTGTTGAAAGAAATCTTTCAGTTCAAACAACTGTCCCCGATTGGGAAACTCTAAGTGCAGGATTAGGAGAAGATTATATTGCTAATTCAGAAGATTTAGAATTAGGCAGAATAAGATGGATAGACAATTTTCCATATGACGGAGAAGATATGATAAAAGTTACATACAGTTATGGATATGCCTCTACTCCAAGTTTAGTTAAAGAATTAAGTATTTTATTAACTATAAAACAGATGGCTAATTCTTCTGTTTATAAATCAATATTCAAAGGGTATGATAATTTTACACCAGTTAGATTAGATGAAATCAATAATCGTATTGAGGAACTCAAACGAATATTAAAAAAACAGTCAATAGCCCTTATATAATCTCGAAGAGAAAATGGCAATAACAAATGAAACGCTTTTCACAAATTCATACAGCGCAGTTAAATCTTTCTTAAATGGAATTTCTGGATTAGATCCTCGAGGAAGATTTAAAGCAAATTGGATACACAGTTCTATGCCTAATATTAATGAAAAAGGTTTTGATGGTTATCCATTTATTATTCTAACAATGAATATAGGAGAAAATAAACCTTCTTTTGATGTAAGAATTTCTCAAAAAATATTTAGAGTTTTAATAAGTATTTATTCTTCAGAAAGCACAGATATAGATAATATTTCAGATACTCTCTTTGAAAATTTAAAAGATGAAACTAAACTTACAGATTTTCAAATTATAAATTTAGAATCAAGCCCTTTTAGTTGGGATTTAGACAGAAATGGAAAGAAAATATTATTCAGAAATATAAATATTGTTGCGAGGTCAAGAATATGAATGTTGAAGTTGAAGTAATGGGAGCAGAGAAAGTTGCAAATAATTTAAGAAATTATGCAGTAAGATTAATGATGAGTATAGATAGTGATATTTTTTTTATTGGAGAAGAAGCAAAACAAAGACTTTTATTAAAATTCTCTGATTTATTTATTATAGGAGAATTTTATCAAGAACAACATCTTTATATATTGAAAATAGAAATTGAAGGGAGAGAATTAGAATGGATATACTGCCCGCAATGGAACAGATATTTTAAAAGAAAAAATGATCAAACAATCACAGGGCAAGAAATGAGGCAATTACCAGAACTTGCAGAAGAAATAAACAAAGAATTAGAAAGAATATCAACCGAATTAATTCAAAAAGTAAATCAATCAGTAATATATCAACAAATTTAATATTGAAATGAAAATGGAATTTCATAAATTTTACCATAATAATTTAAATTTGTTTTTGAAAAGAATTGAGTTTGATAGGTAAATAAAAACAGGAGGATAAAAAAATGGCAATGGATAAAAAAGTTTGGTATAGTAAAGCGTTTATTAGTATCAGTGCTTTATCAGGATCAGAAGTAGCATTACAAACAAGAACAACAAACTTGGGTTGGAGTGGAGGATTTGGAGATGTAGAAGGAATAGATACTTTTGCAGGAAAGATTACAAGAATTTCTCCAAAAGAAGACATGGAAATAACTTTTGATGGAATACCCGTAAGTCATGCAGATTTTGATTGGATAGCGGCAGGGCAAACTGCTTCATCTACTTGGTCGGCATCGGGTGCGGCTATAACAAGTTCAACAGACGACAGAAAATACAGAATAATTTTACTTTGGACAAATCAGTCTGGAGTTACAGTAGCAAATACTGCGATTACAGGATCAAATGAAGCATACAGAAAAGCTTGGGCAGATTGTTATCTTACATCTTTAGAAGGATCTATGGATGCAGGAGATAATTTAACTGCAACTATGACTTTCAAAACAACAGAAGAAGATAGTGATGGAGTTAATAATTGGGGAATTTGGTCAAAAGATACAACATCTGGAACACTTTCAACTTTAAGTGCTTATACAAGTTCAACAACTAAATGGTGAGGATAATTTGGAAGAATTTATTGAGGAAATAGAAAATCAAGTAAATACGAACTTTAAAGTAACAAAGATACCGATAGGTATCCTCAAGGAATTCAAAAAATTATGTAAAGAAGACTATGGTGATATTTATTGGGTGGGGATTTCAGAATTATTGAAAATAAAAAAACAATATAATGAAATTCTCACTTTGTTTTCTTCTTTGCAAAATCAAATTGATAATTTAAAAAATAAGTTAAAAGAGCAGGAGGAAAAAAAGCTCAGAACATTCGGATAAAATAAAATGTCAAAACTTTCAACATCATGCGGAAAATCGAAGATTTTCACAATTGAAGGAGTAGAAATTGAACTTAAATCAAACTTTCTTAATATTGATGATTTGCCTTCCTTAATGGTTTTAGGAGAAGATCAAACAAACATATCAATAGAAGAAAAAGAAAGAAAAGGAAAAATTATTGTAGAACTTGTAACTCGGATTTTGAAAAAATCAATTCCAGATGCAAGTGATGAAGAAATCAAAGAATTTGGTTTAAGAAATATAAAAAGTTTAATGGAAGCAATTGTGGAAGTTTCAGGTTTACAAAATGTCGCAGCATCCAATTGAGGATTTAATTCAGAAAGGAGATAATAATCCAAATAAGATAGTTGGAAATCTAATGTATATTTTAATGAGAGATTTACATTTAGGTTACAGAGAAATCAAAAAAATGCCTCTTTGTGATATTTTAGAATTAATCAAAAGATGGAATAAAGAGCAAAAAGAAACTGAAAAAGAAATGAAGAAAACAAGAAGAAAATAAAATGGCACAAGAAGAAATAACAATTAGAATTAGTGCAATAGATGCAGCAACAGAAAAGATAAATGGAATTGCAAAATCTCTTTCTCAATTACAAGTAAATCTTCCCAAAATAGATTTAAAGGGAATGGATCTTAAAGAAGTTGATAAAATAAAAGTTAGTGTTAAAGGATTAGGAAAAGAATTAATTCAAATAGATCCAATTATTGGTGATTTAGCTAAAGGATTTGGGCAATTACAAACTCCTATTGTTCAAATAGGAGATTATTTTAATCAATTTAATGAAGCATTAGGAATTTCTGGATTATCTACGAAACAATTTACAAATTGGATGGATCAAAATTTTATGGCATTTACACGACAAGGAACAATTATAGATAAACTTACAAAACAGCACTATACTTATGGACAAGCAGTAAAATTAGCAACAATTCAACATAGAAGATTTAAATTTGAATATCTTTCAATTATGTTTGCAGGAATGGCTTTGGATAGAGCATTTGGAGGATTAGTCAAATCTCAATTAACATTATTTGGAGTTACTGATATGTTAAGTACGGCATGGACAATTGTTTTATTGCCAATTATGGAATTAATTACTCCAATAATATATACTCTTTTAGATGCATTTATGAATTTACCAGAAGGGATTAAATTAGCAATCGGAGGATTTGTTTTATTTTTTGCAATTGCTGGAAAAATTATGTTAGTTGTAGGGCAAGTTGTTCTTGCTGTTATGGGATTAATGATGGTTTTTAGTGGATGGGGAGGGATATTATTTTTATTAGTTGGAGGAGTTTTAGCGGCTTTTATTGCTTCATTATTTAAATCACAAGATGCGATGGATAATTTAAAAAATAAAGTAACTGCTTTTGGAATTTCTGGAGAAATGTTTGATAAAATAAAGGATAAATTAGTTTCATTTTTTGAGATTATTAAAAAATATGCTCCCATCGTGTGGGACAAATTTAAAGAATATTTTAAAATTGCATTTGATTATGTTGTTGAAATTGTTAAAACAAAAATACCTGCTTTTATTGATGCTTTATCTGAATTTTTAAATAAAGCAATAAATTATATAGTAGAAAATCTACCAAGATTTATTGAAGAAGGATGGAAAATTTTAAGTTCTATAATTGATGGAATTATCAATAATGTAGATAAAATCTCTGAAGCAATTACTAAAATAATTGATGGAATTGGAACTTTTTTAAAAGAAAATACTCCAAAAATAGTAAATTTTGGAATAAAAATTTTAGATACTATTTTAACTGGAATTATTAATAATGCTGATGAAATAGGAAATGCTCTTGAAGAAGTTCTTACTGCCTTAGGAAAATGGATTGGACAAAATGCAATTCCTTTAATAAAATTAGGAATAAAATTCGCATATTATATTGCCAAAGGAGTTGCTCAAGGATTAAAGGAATTAATTGGAGGATTGTTTGAAAGTATTACTGGTATAAAAATAAGTGGAAAGAAAATTAGTTGGAAAATGCCAAGTTTCCAAACAGGAGGTTATGTTCCTGAAACAGGATTAGCATTGCTTCATAAAGGAGAGTATGTAACTCCAAGAAATGAAACAGGAACTCAAACAGTTATATTTTCCCCAACTGCAAATATAAACGCAAATGTTTCAAGTTCTTATGATGTAAGAGAATTAGCAAATGAATTAAACAGTTATTGGGCAAGAGATTTCGAGCGCCTTCTAAAGACAAGAGGATCAATATGAAAAGATATAAATATCACAGGAGGTTTATAAAAATATGGCAATATTAATACGAAAAACAATTCCATCAAGCATAAGATATACGGGAAGTGGGGATGTAACAATAACATTTAGTGGAGCAAATAATATTACAGTAAATACAAAAAAAAGTTTAATTAAAATTCCAATTCCTCAAAGTAAAACTTCTCAAACTACAAGTGCTTCTGATTTAGGAAAGAATTATGTTGTAGATACAAAAAGAATTGAAGATACAATCAAAATAAGAGGATGGATAGAAGATAGTGGAACAACAAGTGCATTATCTGCTTGGAATAAGGCTTGGCAATTAAGGGCTATGAGTTCGTCTGGTGGGCCATTAACAACATTAGGAATAGAAAATCTGACTTTTTCAAGCACAACGGCAAGTGGAAATGCCGCAGCATATTTAGAAGAAGTAAATTTTATTGCAGTTCCTTATCCCGGAAAAACTATCAATACAGTTTCAAGTAAAGGGATTGCAAGAATAGAGGTAGACTGTTCGTTTTATTTAGGAGACGAAAGATAAACCATGACTTTATATGAATATATGACTTCCTCTTCAACAACTGTTGGAGAGATTTATGCAGATAGATTACGAGCCCAAAGAATAGTAATTGGAACAATTGGGTCTAATGAAAATTTTACTATTACTACTCTTTCTGCAAAATTATGGAATGTTGGTTCTCCAGCAACACCTTTAGTTTTTTCTATAAGACCTTCTTTAGTAGGTTCATCATTATCAACTGGTTCTTCTACTGGCGGAGCAGCAAATTTTTATACTATGTCTATGAGCCCAGCGACTTTAACTGCAAGTTCAGAATATTATATTGTAGCAGAAAATACAGGAGCAGATGATTCTAATTATACTTCTTGGTATTGCAGAACTTCTTCTGATGAATATGCAGGAGGAGAAAGATGGACTAAATTAGGAGGAACATGGGGAACAGGTTCGGGGGATCATCTTTTTGCAATTTATGGAACAGCATCAGGAACCGAAACCCATAATATTAATGTTTCAGATAGTCTGACTTTATTAGAAGATAAATCTGTTATTTTAAGTGGAGGAATTTCTGGAACAGCAAACAGAGATATTTTTTGGGTAAAGAATGCTGGGAATTGGGTTCAATTTCAAGATTTTGAATATTTTACAGTTAAGAAAAAATTAAATCAAATAAGTGAATTTGAAGTTAAAATTTATGATATTCAAGATGCCCAAAAAGCATATTTCAAAGAACAAGCAGAAATAATTTTCTTTGCAGGAACTGCAAAAATTCTGAAAGGAAGAATTCAAACAATTGAATATGCTTCTGCTTATGAATGCACCGCTAAAGGTTATGGGATGGAAGTTAAACTTCTTGATAAAGAATTAATTAAAGATGGAGATAAACGAGTTGAATATACAAATATTTCTGCACAAACAATAGCAAAAGAAATAATTTCATCTAATACAAATGGATTAACTCCTTGGATAATAAATGCAGGAAATGATGGTTTATTTACCTCTGATTATGGAAATGTTACTTTAAGATATGAATATGCAAATAGATTAAATGCAATTGGAAAATTATGCGAAACAATTGATTATGAATGGGAAGTTTATCAGTCTGATGATTATGCTACTGACTATCTTAGAATTAAAAGTTTAGTTGGAAATCAAACATCAGTTAAAACTTTTGATATCGCAGGGACAAATGCTAACTGCGAAAGAACAGAAAGAGAAGTTGATATCAGTAATTTAGTTAATTATATTGATGTATTAGGTTATGGAGATGGAATTAACCAAATCTCCACTTCAACTTATAATGCTTCAACAATTTATTCAATTTTGTCTGCTGATATAACTGCTATTTCAACTACAATTAGTTTAGTTGATGCAAGTTCTTTTGCAAGTTCTGGAACAATTAGAATAGCAAAAGAAATAATTACTTATACAGGAAAAACAGGAAATGATTTAACGGGGTGCACAAGAGAAATCGGAGGAATCGCAAAACCTCATAAAAAAAATGTTTATGTAGAAAAATATATTTTAGTTGCTTCTGCTGAAACAGATAGTTCAATAGAAAAATATGGGCTTCTTGATTATACTATGATAGATAAAACTATTATTAACGAAGAGACATTAGAATTAATTGCTTCTGGTTATCTTCTTGAAAGAATGACGCCGATTATTAGAATAAAATTACTTCCAAATGAACCAATGACAGATGTTTCATTAAATCTTGGAGATAAAATTACAATCAATGACGCAGAAAGTGGAATTACAGGAGATTTTAGAATAGTAGGAATTGAATATAAAGACAATTATGGAGATTTGAGTTTAGAAATTGAAGCAAGTAATCGTTCATTAGAATTTATAGAACAGATGAATAAAAGTAGAGAAGATGCGCAGAATATGGCAAAATATATGCAGGGTGCAACAAATATTTATGCTATTGCAGAAAGTGAAAATCTTGATAATGCTCATCCACTTGATTTAACTTTTTATGTTCCAAATGAAGCAATCGCAATTAATGATGTAAAATTAAATTTCAGACAAAAAGGATGGAGAAGTTATGGAGATTATCAAATTAGTGAAGAAGAATTGCTTGACCCTAATACAATTATTTCACTTGGAGAATATGGATATGAAACTTATAAAAATATTTCTACTTCTGGATTTCCTACAAGTGTTACAACAAGCACATTAACAGATACAAATAGTTCTTGGACAACAAATAGTTATCAAAACTATGTTTGTAGATGTGAAGAACAAAACAAAATGATTAATTCAAATAGTTCAAATGTATTATATTTAAGAACGCCTTGGGATGATATTCCTGCTACAAGCTCTCAATATTTAGTAATTAATCCTTATACAACTGATCAAACCGATTTAGATATTACAGATACAATTGACTCAATAGGAAGAGGAAAATGGGCAAATATTAAATTTGAAAATGCTGGAGGGCAAGAAAGTTATGACAAACCAGATAGTTCTTTTGATACAGATTTATGGAATTATACTGCATCTGCAACATCAAGTAGATTGACAGCAAGTTCTATCACAGAAGAAGATAGTTTTATTCTTGGAGAATTGGGTATAGATGATGGGACTGCAAGCACGAATTTTAATATTGGAGTTTCAACAAGTTCTTTACCTGCATTAGCAGATTTAACAGAATTAAATTTTAGAGTTCAAAGAGGAGCACAAATTCCTCAAGATGATAATGATGGGACATTAGTTTTCACAACTACAACAAAAACTTATGGAAATTTAACAGTAGGAGTAGATTATAATGTTTCAGGAAATACACTTTATCTTTTTCCAGATAGAGAATATAATTTTAATTCTATGAATATAGGTGCAGGAACAACAATTAGATTAGATAGTTCAGTTACTCAGGCTTCTACATTATGGATTTCTTGCATAGGAAATGCTACAATTGCTGGAACAATTAGAATTGATGGAAGTTATAATCCTTTTGATTATGGAAGTCAAGTTAAAACTACTTGGAATGGAATTATTGGTCCGGGAGTTGCAAATGGAGGAGGTGGTGGAAATGGTGGTTATGCTACTACTAATGGTAATACAACTTATGGTGGAGCTGGAGGAAGTCAATCTAATGGATTTGGTGGAGGTGGCGGTGGAGGTGCGGCTGGAGTATATAATACTCGTTATTCTGGTGGAGCTGGTGGAACTGGTGGTTTAAATCCTTCTGGAGGATTAGGAGGAAATATTGATGATTGGGGTGAGCAAGGAGATCTGGGATATCAATCTGGAGGAGGCGGAGGTAGTTTTAGAAGTGATTACTTTGGAGGAATGG